ATTAATTCTTTAACAACTCTAAATTTACCTCCAATTCGTCCAAATGGTTTAATCATATTATTATATTATATTATAATAATATAATAATGTCTTATAGGAATAATCAACAAATAAATCAATTTCTTAATGTGCTTCAAGCAGAAATTCAAAATTTAAGTGGATTAAGTGGTCCTACTGGTCCTACTGGTGCTACTGGTGCTACTGGTTCAAATGGTGATACTGGTACTACTGGTCCTACTGGAATAGCAAGTCAAACATTATCACAAACATTAATATTAGGTAATTCTGCAGGGACAAATGACATAGATATGAACTCAAATGACATTACAAATGTTGATACAATTTCTTCTACATTTAACCTTAATTTAAATGCTATAAACAATATTTTTACAACCAGTCCAATTGTTGTAAGCGACGGAACATTAAATAATACTATTACTGGTGCTGGTTATACAACCAGAGTATCAACATTAAATGCTCTACATTATCTTACTTTTGTGGAAGGACCAGCAACTGGAAACTCACCAGTAAGAAAAACAACTGGCATTACTTGTAATCCTTCAACTAATAATATAACGGCGACAACATTTACTGGAAACGCATCAAATGCAACGCAAGTATCACTAACAAGCGATAATACTAGCGGTTCATATTTTATTCCATTTAGTAAGACAACAACCGCTGATAATAATACTTTATTTATTGACAACACTACTGGACCGTTGAGTTATAATCCAAGCACCTCTACTTTAGGTGCTACTATATTTGCTGGTTCAGCAACATCTGTTGCTCTTACAACAGATAATGCTAATGGTTCTTTTAACATACCATTTTTCAAAACAAATCTTGCTAATGGAAATATTATGTATATAGATACAACAGGGCAAACCATAACATATAATCCAGCGTTGGGACAATTATCAACTACGCTTCTTGCTGGTTCTTTATCTGCTCCTACTTCTCAAACTGCGACTACATATACTGCTGGAACTCAAACATTAGCATTAGCAATTAGCAATAGTATCACTTATGTTAATTTTGTTTTTACAATGACTGGTGATATAAATAATTTAACTCTTACTGGATTACGACCAAATGGAGAATACTATCTTTATCTCACCAATACAAGTGGGACAGCGAGAACTGTAAATAATGTTTTAGGAGGGACTGCTAATATTAGGACTTCATATTTAATTCCTATAACTATACCAGCAACAACTGGAAAAGGTGTAATGAGAATTTTATTTGACGGAACTACTTATTATGTGGATGCGACAGTTTATAATTAAATTTTGAGAAAGGCGACCAAAGGACGCCTTTATTAAAATCTGACCCAGAGGGTTTAAAGCAATATTTATATCTTTTATCATATCAGAATCAATATGAAATAATATTAGTATTTTGATTTTATAATTAATTTAATCATATTATTATATTATATTATAATAATATAATAATGTCTTATAGGAATAATTTACAAATAAATCAATTTCTTAATGTTCTTCAAGCAGAAATTCAAAATTTAAGTGGATTAAGTGGTTCAACTGGTCCTACTGGTCCTACTGGTCCTACTGGTTCAAATGGAACAAATGGTGCAACTGGTGCAACTGGTCCTACTGGAATATCAAATCAAACTTTAGCACAAACATTAATATTAGGTAATTCTGCAGGTTCAACTGGAATTAATATGAACTCAAATGATATTACAAATGTTGGTAATATAACCTCTACCTCAGACTTAAATTTAAATGCTGGGTCTGGTTTTATAAATATCAATTTTAATACTATTGATGATGTAGGGGGATTACGAAGATTTGACGGTGGAGATTTACAAATACAAGCAAATGACGGAGGTAATATAACTCTTTCAAATAATGGAACTGGTGGTTTTATTAATTTAAATGGAATAGACGGAGTAAATTCTACAAGTCCGCTTGTTGTATCAGATGGGATAAATAACAATACCATAAATGGACTTGGTTATACAACGAGAAATTCAATTCAAAATCTTACTCATTATCTTACTTTTGTTGATAGTAGTTCAACTGGCGTTGGTTCTATACAAAAAACTGCTGGTATATCATGTAATCCTTCAACTAACTCAATAACAGCAACAACATTTAATGGAACAATTTCAACAGCAACAAACGCAACGCAAGTATCTTTGACAAGTGATAATACAAGCGGAACATATTATATTCCATTTAGTAAGACAACAACCGCTAATAATAATACATTATTTATAGATAATGCTGTTGGACCGTTGAGTTATAGTCCAGTAAATGCTACATTAACTTGTCAAACAATTGACGCTTCTGTTCTTTTACCAACAAATACTCCAGCAGCGACTTTTGCTGGAACTACCCTAACTTGTAATTTTGGAACAACCAGTTTCGGTGGTTTTAGAGTAGGAATAACTGGTTCAACAAATACAATATCAACATTAGCATTTACTAATGGCGTAGCAAATGGAAGATATACAATTTCAATTCACAATAGTGGTTCTGGTGATTTAACTATAAATGGAACATTTGCTCCAAGTGCTACATATGCCACAACTGATAATACAGTGCTTACTATACCTACAAATACAAACGCATTAATGGTTGTTAGATTAATCAATTTTACAGTTGGAGGTAATGATTATATTGTTGAGAGATATAGACTTTTTTAATAATATTGATAATATTATGAATACAGCAGTTTTTGATGGTGTATTTTGGTCGTTTGTTATAACATCCAGCATAGGATGTATTATTGCATTTAGTAAGATGCTATACAAATCAAAATGTAAAAGTTGTAAATGCTGTGGTTGTGAATTGATTAGGGATGTTGAAGGAGAGGAAAAGTTAGACCAATTAGAAATAGAAAGACACCCTGAAACAAAAACTAATAATAATAATATATAATATGCCTATTATAGATGATACAAAATTATATGAAAAAGTAAAAGAATATGCAGACCAAATTTATCAAAAACCAAGTGCTTATAAAAGTGGATTCATAGTTAAAACTTATAAAGAATTAGGAGGCACATACACAAATGATAATAAACCTAAAAATCTTAAAAGGTGGTATTTAGAAAATTGGGAAAATATATCAAAACCAAATGAATATCCAGTTCTTCGTCCTACTAAAAAAATAAGTAAGAAAACACCATTAACTGCAAATGAAATATCTCCATTAAATTTAAGAAAACAAATTAAATTAAAACAATATTATCAAGGTAAGAAAAACTTACCGCCATTCCGTCCCTCTGGGACAGAGACCAAAGGTCTCAAAAAAATAAAAAATAATAATATAATGCCTCAAATAATTTATATAACAGAATCACCAAGATTATTTAAAAAATATCGTGTATATCTAGATGATGGAACATATTATGATTTTGGATTAGATAAATCTCAAACATATTTAGATCATCATAATAATCAAATAAGAGAGAATTATAGACTTCGTCATTTAGGGAATGCAAAAGAAAAAGAATTAATAGAAAATCTTATACCAAGTCCATCTTTGTTCTCTTATTATTTACTTTGGAATACAACATCTTTAATAGATAATATTGAAATATTGAATTCGTTATTTATAAAAAAATATAAAAGTAAATAATAATAATATGAGGAACCAAATACCAAAACTTAAAACAATTAAATATACAAAGACAAGAGAAGAACAAGAAGAAGAAGATTATACTGGAAGATTGATATTAATAGAATCAGATAATCCAAATTTTTCTCATGAAGTATATGATTTTAAAAGTGGTGTATTTAGGGGATACACTGGAAATAAAAATTATAAAAAGAATATAGAAAGTAAGAATGAAGAGAGAAAAGAAGAATAAAATATTTCTAATAATATATAATGCCATATATTATAAGAAAATTAAGAAATCAAAATTTATATTCTGTTAAGAATATTGAAACTGGTGAAGTTCATAGTAAAGGAACCACAAAAGATAATGCAGTAAAACAAGTAAGATTATTACAAGCAATAGACAATGGATTTAAACCAAAATTAAAAGGTGGTTCTCTCAATTCTTTAAAAAATAATACAATATATAAATTTCTCAAACAATTTTATACAGAAAATCAAATATATAATATTTCAAAAGAAATTATAAAAATAGGAAATACAAATTATAAAATGAAAGGTGGATTTTTAAGTAAGACTAAACCAAATGATTTAACAAAATATGCACTTTATTTAATTACTACTTTTGGTTTAGCATTATGTTTAGCATTTGCAACCCAATATGTAAATGAGATGACACATAATAACAATTATGATAAACCGTATGAACCAACTTATTTGGATGAAGATACGGTAAGATTATAAATAAATATTATTTAATATTATATGAATGAATTTTTTATAAATCCTAATAGAAGAGAGTTAAATGAGAGAACATTAAAAGATGCGATTGAAAGATTACCGCAATTCTGTACTGATGATGATATTAAAAGATATTTGGGTCATCAAATGAAAATTTATAAATATAGTGAATTGGATGATATTGTAGATATTAAACATATTTTACCAATAGAGAAATCATGTTGTATTGTCTTAATAGAAAATGAAAAGAATTCAGGACATTTTGTTGCACTTGGTAGAAAAGATAATAAAATTATACAATTTGATAGTTATGGATCTACTATTGATTACGAATTAAAATTTATTCCTAATATAATGTTAAATATACTAGGAGAACAAAGAAATACAGTAAGAGAATTAATTGAACGAAGTGGGTTAGAAACGATACATAATAAGACACGATTTCAAAATACTAAAAAAGTATTTGGATATGATTCCAATATTTGTGGAAGAGCATGTATTATATTTTGTCAATTATTAATGTTAAATTATTCATTAGAAGAAATAAAAGAATTTATAGATTATAAAAGATATGAATATGAAAATTTATTTGATGTTGAAACATTGCCATATGATGTAGTTTTTAGTTTGCTTGTTCGTTAATAATATAATATTAAGTAATAATATATGTCTTCTAATAGTTTGCTTCAACAGAATTTATTATTTCCAAGAATTTCCGCTGGATTTGGAACATCATCAGATTTAGGACCAGTTACAATTACTTTACCATTTACTTATAATAATCCGCCAAATGTTTTTATAACAGTATCAAATATTCCTTATTATGTAAATATTAACAATGTTACCACAACAACATTTCAAGTGCAAATATATGATATGAATGGTGATTTAATTGCTACTCCATTTGATTGGTTTGCAATTAATCAAAATGCGACAGACCAATAAATATAATATTAAGTAATAATATATGGATGGTTTAAGAATAAGAAAACAGCGGAATCAAATGTTATATAATATTCATGATATGACTGGTAATATTATTTCTTCACATCCTTCAAAGAGAGAAGCAAATAAAAATTTGAAAATGATATTACAAGGTGGAGCAAGAATTCCAACAATTCCTTCAAATATTGCAAATAAAAATTATAAAATGAGAGTTCATGCTGGAGTAAGAATGCATCCAAAGATTAAAGAACATTTAGATTATCTTAATTCACTATATACTCCTGAATATCTTACCAAATTAGCAAAAGATATTTTAAGTTATGGAAGTAAGAAAATTAGTAAGTTGGCATATGAATTAATTAAGATTTTAGGAATTGCAGTAGCAACATTTTTAGCACATCAAATATTAGCACAATTTGGAATTTCAAGTGATGAATTAACACGACACGATTACCAAACATATATTAATTCTTTACCAACTAAAAAGTAAGCAAATGAGAGAAATACATAATTGATTGTTGAAGTAAGAGTAAATAATCAAATTAGACCATAACTCAATCACAATTATAAATGTTCTTTATAATTGTGTAAAACATGATTGGCGACATCATAATTTATAATGAAATACTAATTGACATCATATTACAATCATAAAATAGTAATTGATAATCGTTTCAATAAAAAATTTTTTATTGAAACGCCGAACAATGTGTGATTATGACAGCATTATCGTCTTGAAATACTACATTTCTCTCTATTTTAGTCATTTTCAGTCTAAATTCATAATTATAAATGTTATTTATAATTGTGATTGAGTTATGGTCTAATTTGATTATTTACTCTTACTTCAATTTGTGATTATGCTATTTACTGAAATGCTGGAATCCAAATTGCTAAATAATTAGTTGCAATAGCATTCGTAATATTTGTTTGACTTACTGTATCAAATTTAATATAAGCAAACCCATTAGCAGTAATAGCACCAACAGTTAATACAACTTGGTCCCCTGTTGCACCTTGTGAGTTTTGAAGAAAAACATAAGGAGTAGCACCACTTGGAAATGGTTGTGAAAATACTATATTTCCAGTAGTCTCTCCAAATGTTCCAGTTTGAATTATTGCATTCGTTGGAAGGTTTAACAAAGTATTGGCAGACATTATAATATTATAAAGATAATAATTATTATAATTTTTGCTAAATTATATTGATGATAAATTTATATAATATTGTGCTCCGTTTATATTAACCCTTAATTGTTGTGTTGATGGAGCAGACGCATTAAAATATATAACTGCATTTGCAGTTCCAAATGATGGATCTGCACCTTGATTATCAAATATAGTATTATTAACAGTTAAACTATATGTATTTGATACAGTTACATCTCCAGTTAAATATATTTCACCTGATTGTAATGTTGATGAACTAGAACCTAATGTTAATGTATTTTCATAAACTGTTCCAATTGATGGAAGTGTTTTAAATTGTATATTTGAATTATTACCTGATGCTTGAATAACATATGAAGAATTAAGAACATTATCTCCTAAATATATATTTCCTGATGGTATATAAATATCATCAGCACCATTTTTTCTTCCTAACACAATTTGATTATTAGTTCCAGTTAAAATAGGTTGAGAATCAGCACCAATAAGAGTTAAATAATTATAAGAATAAGTATCTGTATTTGTTTGAGAGCATCTTGCTCCTAAATAAGTATTAAATGAACTTAATCCAAAATCATTTAATCCGGACTCATAACCTAGTGTAGAATTATAACTTCCATTTGTTATTTGTAATGTAAATGAACCACAACTTGAATTATATTCACCAGTTGTTAAATCATTGCAACATTGAAACCCAATAAGTGAATTATTAGTTCCAGTTGTTAAATTATAAGCACAATTAGCACCAACACAAGAATTTAAATAACCAGTTGTTATAGTATAAAGTGAAGCATTACCAAACGCAGAATTATTAGTTGCTAAAGTAGTATCTATATTACCAAAATTTAATCCTCCAATTGCAGTATTAAAATTATCATATTGTCCTACTAATCCTACTTTTGTTTGAACGAATTCTGTATTTGCTACTAATGTTGAATTATCAGAATTTAATTGTGTAGCACATGTAATTTCTGCATCTTCAAAATTATTAACAGAAATACTTGTATAAGTATTAGTTCCATCTAAATAAACATCACCTCCACCACCTCCCCCTCCTGCTATTGATTGTTTAGAACCATTTGAAAATTGAATATATGAATTTGGATTTGTTAATACAATATTTCCATTAAATTCAGTATTTGCTAAATTTGAAAAAGTATTTGATGACATTATAATATAAGATATTATTTTTACAATTTAAAGGAAACGAAGTTCAGGATAAATTCTTGGATCATTAGAACTTCTAAAAAGATGTCCTCCTTGAATTGGTGTATCTGCTAAAGGCAGATTCGCTGGTCTTGCATTTAGTCTCATATAATTATATTGTTGAATATAAGGTGTAATTGTATCAACTAATTCTTTCATTTGATTGCCAAATTCTAAAATAGAATTACCATATGCTTTATATTCCACTCGTGTTATATCGTCTTCATCTAATAATTCTTCTAAATCATCAGGGTCTCCATTTTCTATATGGTCTAACACATCTGAACCTTCTCCTAATATTTGTGTTGGTGCATTTCTTAATTCGTCCATTAATTTTTTAATATATAACTCTTGTTGTGGAGAGAAATAATTATAAATAGTTAAAACATTATTAATTATATAATTTGTATCATCTATAAGACTTGTTCCTCCTTCAGTAAATATTCGTAATAAATCTTTTACTGGTAATGATTGTTCTAATATTTGTCTTACTTTTAAATTAAGTTTTTGTAATATCACTAATAGATTCTGATAAACTTGATTTACTTGTGATTTTGTTGGTGGACTGCTTAATTGAAAATTATTTTCTTGTGCGGTTTCGGTTTTAATCATTCTCTTCTTAACTCTATTCAATTCATCTGTATCTAAATTATGATAATTTGCAGTTGATGGATAACCTAAAAGAGGCATTTATATATACAAAGATTTTAATAAAGACCATTTTGTTTAATATGTGCGGATGCTTGACCCAAACTCATTCCATGTTGTTTCATTAATTTGGAAATAAGTTGTCCTCTTGCAGATGGTGCTTTTGTTGTTTTTGGTTTTCGTCCTAATCCTATTTTCTTATTAATTAAATTACCAACATCTTTTCCTCCTATTCCACCCAAAGTTGCACCAACAACACCTCCTACTGGACCAGCAAATTCTCCAACCGTTCCACCAAGAGCAGAACCTAAAAATCCAGTTGTTGCTGGAATAATTGCTTTTGCATATTTCTTAAAAGTAGGAGATGTTTTTTGATAATCAGTCTTAATATCACTTCCTAATTTTTGAAATGATTTTTTAATATTTGAAGGTTTCAATGCATTACCAATATCTTTGAGAGAAAGACCTCTCTTTCCAGCAACAAATGGACGAGGCATGTTTCTAACATAATGTCCTTCTATATCATGAAATTTACTTGATTTCTTTGTCGTATAATCTAATTCATTTGGCATAGTAAGAGAAAGCATCCCCTTTTTTCGTCCAGCACCAACTTTTGGTTTTCTTCTTGAAATTGGATGCTTCAAAGGAATATTAATTGCTGGATGAGAATTTGTTGTAGGTTGAAGCATATCAGATTCATATTTATATATTTGAGAAGTATTAACCGATGATCCTCGTCTTCCAGCAGTTACTGCTAAACTTTCAGGATAAATAATAGGATATCTTGATGAAGAATTGCCACTCATAATATGAGTTCTTGGTCTTGTTCCACCACGAAGACCACTATAATCACCCACCAAAGGAGTAAATGCATTATTAAGAGCAAATCTCATATCCAATTCTTTAATTCTATTATTCACTCGTTGATTATACAAATCAGTACCAATCGGTCCTTGTGGATTTCCTGCCATATTATATTATCTATTAAGATTTTTATTTTCCCAATATCTATTTTTATTATATTTCTTAATTCTTTCTCTCTTTTCTTCATTATTATAATAACTATTTTGTCTTGCTAAAAGTTTCTCTCTATTCATTTTATAATATTCTTTCAATTTATTTTTATTTATTTCATAATATTTTTTACTTCTCTCTATTTGTGTCCTTGAAGGAATATATTTATTAACTGCATCTTGTTCTTTTTCTAAATATTCTCTCTCCTTTAAAAATCTATTATTTAAATCTTCTAAATTATTATATTCAATTTCTTCTAAAATTATTAATTCATAATCTCCGTTTTTTAATATCTCGTATGAAGAACAATAATTTAATTTATTATTTTCCTTATATTTATTAAAATAACATTTATGAATTGATATTCTCGTTTTTATATTTTTAGTGCTTCCTATATAACATTTATTATTTGTCTTATCTAAAAGTTTATAAAATGTAATTTTCATTTTATAAAATATAATATTTTATTTTTTTATAATTGAACGAGATTAACGATATTTAATTAATAAATCCTACCTAAAAGATAAGATTTTTTAATTTAACGAACCAATCTATGCAATTTAGATTTTCTATGCATCATTCCACCACTTATTCCTCCTTGAAGACTGCCACCACTAATACCACTCTGAAGACCTCCACCCATCATCCTCTTATGTGCTATGCTCTTATGGTGTTTCATGTTTTTCGCTGGATGTCTTGCCATCATAGAACCACCCATCACTCTGTCATAAACGCCTCTTGATATTTCAGGAACTTCAGTTGATTCTGATGTTGTCAAAACCAATTCTTTGGATAGAATAGAAATAAATGTGCTTGATTGACCTTGTTCCGTAATAAACAAACCACTATTAGCACACACAACACATATTTCAGGTTGAATAGTTGTTCCAGGATAGTTATTGGTAACATTCAATTGAAACTGCACTTGAAACTGACCGATGCTATTAGGAGCAAGATAATTAGGTAAGGAAAGCATCGTAGGATCAATAACCAAAACTGAACCAGTCGTAGAAATTTCTTGTCCTTCACCATCTATAGAATTAAATTGTGCTTTTCCACTCCATTCCAAAAAGTTCTGATTAGAACCAGCAGAAGAAGACATCGCCCACAATTGTGCTGTCGTATAAGAGGACAAAAGACCACTTGCGTTATTGAAATTAACTGACACACTATTAATAGTAAAGAAACTATCACTATTTTTAGGTGTTTGATTTGCCATAGGAATACGACATGTGATAATAAAATAATCAGGAATACAACTAATCTGTAAAGTATTAGAATTAACAACAGTAGGAGTATTATAAACACATGATGGCGTTCCGTTTGAGTTTGTCAAATATCTAGGTGTATCCCAATATTGAACCACATTCTTTGCAGAAATAATTTGAGAAGGTTGAGAAGAGAGAAAGACAAAGTTGAAAAGAGTATTGCTAAAAGCATTCTGTCCGTTCCATCCCAACGAAACCGAATAAGGTCCAGTATAAGGAAATGCGGTGCTCCAAAATCTTTTACACGAATTATCAAGAGAAAAGTTAAATGAAATAGTATTAACTCCAACCAAACCAGCACTACCGTATTCGCAGTCTGCATAAGTAAAAGGAGAAAGACACAAAATTGGTTCTTCAACAGTAATTTGAAGTTGAATAATCCAGTAATCCGTTGTAGCAGTAGAAATAAGACTTCCATCAGTAAGAACACCACCAACATAATGTGCTACATTATTAACAGTAACTGGATAAGCACCTCTCGGAATTTGGTCTATATCATAAGAAGCATCACCATAATTTCCTAAAGGATTATTAGCAGTATTCACCCCACTAGAATATAAAGCATACTGTGAATCCACAAATGAAGGCGTTGTAGAATTGTATCTATATAACTCACGAGAGTTATTCATTCTTAATAGAGATGGTAATATGTCCTGCACATTTTGAGAAACCGAACAATTATTAATAGTTGCTTGAGATGTCGTAAATAGACGATTGAGAGGATATGATTGAGGAGCATCAGTAACGCCGAGGTTGAATGCTAAACTATCAAGGGGAACACCTCCTCCAGTTGTAGAACTACCAATATTAATAGTAAAATTAATAGTAGAACGAATAGTGCATTTTCTGTCTATAATTATATTTTCTGAAGGCACATTTATTTGTGCTGTAATAGACGAATTCGTTGCACTCGTAGGAGAAAATGAATAACCAGTATTTTGAGAACCTGACATTTTTACAGCAAATTCCAGATCCGAAGTAATATCGGCAATTCTACTATCTGTTATTAGAACGGTTGAAAAGGCACTCATATATTATTAGTAAAGAATATAATTTTCATATTATTCTTTATTTTACCTTAATAGAAAGAAATATATAATTCCTTAATATGTATAAAAGTGATTTATTTAATATGCTTGTCTTTTCTTAAACATTACTAACATAGAAAATGTTTGAGAACTTGCTAAAAGAAATGGATTGAATTGACCTAAATAATCCTTCCAATAACAATTAATCTGAAATAGTTTCAATTGTTCTTCTCCCATGAGAGAAACAAATCTATATACACTTGGTTGATAAGAAATACTTGGTCTATATATTTGATTAGGTGATTGAAATGAAGTAATTATATTTGCAATATTTGAATTTCCACTTTGTGGTCCTACATTAACTCCTTCAAAATATACTTGGGAAGGTAATATAGAAGTAGAATTAATAGGAATAGTATTCGTTGTGAAATTTATGCTTTCTACTGGATTCCATATTCCTACTGTTGTATATGT